GCCCGACATCTCCCGGGATGTCACCATCCCGGTAGGCGTGCGTTCTTGCACGAATGTGCGCCGAAAAAGCTCCAGGAAAGTACTCTCCGAGCTCACACCGAGCCCTCCTGTCCCACTCAAGAACAGTTCGTATTCTTGTACGAGTGGACAAGACCCTCCACAGGCAGCCAGCCTGTGGGCTTGGAAGAGTTTGCTTTCCCGGTTTGATATCTTGTGCTCTAACTCTCTTGAATTTCTCTCCAGCAGCGAGATAACCAACATTGGTGCACATGCTCGTATATGCATCAATGTTTCTGTTGGAGATGAATTCGTCCCCAGGCTGGGGCTCGGACACAACACGTCCCGAGACCACCTCGCCCAGTTGGGAACGAATCCGCCTGAATACCTTACGGTTTTGTGGTATTGCAGGCACCATGAGAGGTCGAGTGTACTTCGTTGGGTCATGAGGCCCGTTGTGTCCAGCATTCTCACACAGGTAGAGTTCCCCAACCTGCAACCGAGTGAACCTCGGCGCCTTGAGACGTCCCTTGCAAGGATGTCCCAAACCACCAAGGACCGCAGGCAATTCAGGAATTCTACCCTTCTTCGTTGCAATAAGGCGCTGTGTGCGGTAAATTGTACGTGCACAGCGTGCAAGCCTATTGAACGAGGAGGAGTCCACAGAATGCTGACTCATGACCCCATTACCATTCCTAACAAACTCCTTGAGGGACGGAGGTCTAAACGACTGGAGTCCTACGTTGCCTGGTCCAGACAACGCATAGGCTTCGCAGAACACGAAGCCTATCTTAGACCGGTAAGACTTACCCTCATGGAGTTCGCTTCCTACCGCATGAGCCCTGAATGCGTAGGAAGGAACGTTATCCCTATGAGTGACGGCGGCAAGATCATCTCCGCAGATAATCCTGGGGGGGCCAAGCCCGGCACTCATAAAGTGGTTGATGAGACTCAAGATCAGGAAACTACAAGGAGTTCCCATCAAGGAACCTCTGGTCTTGGGTATCTCCACATACCCATCAACCACAGTATAACGTTCTCGGCAGCTACGTGCAGTTCCCTCCGTCATGTCGGAAAGACGGTAGCGGACATAATGCGGATGCGTTCCAACTCCCAAGGACTCCTTGAGGGACTGGTAGAGAAAGTCGGGGAGACCTGCCTTTCTCAAACCGTCACACGTTGCAACGATCGCATCATGTCCAAACCCGTCTGTCGCACAGGTAAGGTCAGCCGAGAGGAAGACCTTACTAGCATGACGGAACGAGCCCAGGCGCGCCAGTATACTCTCTTCCGTATGCGGAGCATAAGGAAGGATCTGAGGTATACTGTCCTGGACAACTCGCCAGACGACCTGTCTTACAAGGTCGCCTTGGGCAAAACACGCTGCCGGCGGAATAGTAATGATCCGCGCTTTCATCCCCAATTCCGCAATAACAGACGCGTTATGTACCACCCGACTACCAACTGCTTGCCGAAGCAAGTAGCTAGTAGCAGCGGCCATATTCCTCTCGGCAGAAGAAATGGTCGGATAAAGATGGTACTTCGCGCGACTGATCTTGCGATTGAGTGCGTTCTCGAATGCTCGGGCAAGTCTGGAAGGCTCCTCCTGTATGCTGTCAGTGCGTCCGGCACGGGTGCCACCCCGTGCCTTCAACCAAGCAGGCCTGGCAAGACCCGCAACATAGGAATTATAGCCTCCCAGAGCTCGCCCCGATTCGACAACTGCCGAAGACGACGAAGGCGTGGAGAACGAAGTACAGTTTTGGAACCTACCCCGCAGCAGTGTGTAAACGTGATGCTTGAGCTCCTCAAGTACAACAGGAGGAGTCACGTGTCTGCTGCTAAGGGTGCGAACATGTTGGTCTACGGCTGCTCGAATCACTGTCTCAGGAGCGCATGGAAGAGCGCGTGCAATCCTGGAGAAGGCCAGTTTGCCCTTTACACTGAGACGGTGATCAAGCCATCGAAGCAACCGCAGAGGAAAGTGAGATCCAGCGGGGAGCGAAGCTTTCCGCTGCTCGAGGGCAGCAGCACGGAGCTCTCCACAAAGGGCCTTCAACACCCGTGCTGTCTCAAGCCAGCCATTCCTGGCTACTGCCCGAGACAACCAGACCCTCACTTTCCAAGCACCAACATAGGTTCCAAGTCCACAAGATATCAAGCCGCACCATACAGCTTTCCAAAGCTGTATAGTGTGGACACCAGATCGACGACGCGGGATTCCGGTTCTGGACCTCCTTTGACCTGCGATTCGCACCGCAGGGCTAGGAGCGCCTCTCCGGAACGGGCCCCTAACCGTCACAAACGGGTACGCTGGTAGGCGTTTCCGCATGATCCGATCAAGG